CCAGGAACAAGTGAAGTTAATAATGTGGTTAATTTTTATTATGCAAAAAGAATTCAAGATGTTGGAGCTTATACAAATGCAACAGATGTTCCATATAGATTTGTCCCATGCATGTGCGCAGGACTAGCTTATTATGTATCATTAAAACTTGCTCCACAAAGAACACAAGAATTAAGATTACTATACGAAGATGAATTAAAAAGAGCATTAGAACAAGATGGCTCTTCTTCAAGTTCATTTATAACACCAAAAACTTATTATCCAAATGTCTAAGAATTCAAGAGGAAAATATTCTTATATGATTTCTGACCGATCTGGTCAGAGGTTTCCATATCAAGAAATGGTACAAGAGTGGAATGGCTCATGGGTACATGTTAGCGAATATGAAGCAAAGCAACCTCAGTTAGAACCAAAGCCAACTGCAGCTGACCCACAAGGTTTAAGATATGCACATCCTGATAGACAAGAACCACCGGTATTAATACCACTTACACCCGATCCCTTTTCAACAGTTATCTATTCTGGAACAACTTATATTAATGTATTTTCACAAAATCATCAAAGATCAACAGGCAATACTGTAAGATTTAGAGGACCTACAGATGATACTGGATTTACAGATGTACAATCTTTTGATGGAGTAACTAATATTTCAAATGCAAATGGATTTACAATCACAGTTGGAAAAATTGATTCATCTGGTAATATATCAGATACTACAAATTATTTTAATTTTACAGGAGCAGGAACAGCAACAACGGGAGGGGTATCAGGTGGCGGAGCGGAATGTTCTGCAGGACCAGTAACACTACAAGCTTAATATGACATATTCAGAATTAGTTACAAAAATTAGAGATTATACAGAGGTAGATTCTAATGTATTTACTTCAACTATTATTAATGGATTTATTGAAAATGCAGAGTTTAGAATATTAAGAGATGTAGATTCTGATAATAATAGAAAATATGCAACAGCTTCTGTTGTGGTAACCCAAAAATATTTTAATACACCTGCAGATTTATTAGTTATTAGGTCTTTACAGGTGTTTAATACTAATGGAGCAATATCTTTTTTAGATGTTAGAGATATGACTTTTATTAATGAATATAATCAAGATAATACAACGGGAATACCTAAATATTATGCAAATTGGGATGAAGATACGGTTATTATAGCTCCAACACCGGATCAAGCATATACAATTCAAATAAATTATATCTTGAAACCAACTGGATTATCGGCTAATACTGCTACTACATATTTAAGTCAGCAATTTCCCAATGGCTTATTGTATGCTTGCCTAGTTGAGGCATATGGGTTCTTAAAGGGTCCACAAGATATGTTGCAATATTATGAAAATAGATATAAGCAAGCTATCGAAGGATTCTCATTAGAACAAATGGGAAGAAGACGAACTGATGAGTTTCTAGATGGAGAACCTCGTATAGTTCGTAAACCACAATAAGGAGAAACAAGTATGGCTATTACACAAGCGTTACCGAATAGTTTTAAAAAACAACTATTAGATGGTGATCAAGATTTTACAACACCAGCGGGAACTGGAGATAGATTTAAATTAGCTCTTTATGTATCGACTGCAACATTAGGTGCAGCAACAACTTCTTATACAACATCAGGTGAAGTAAGTTCTTCTGGAACAGGTTACACAACAGGTGGAAAAGCATTAGTAAATTCTGGAACATCCGTTGTTTCAACAGTTGCTTTCACAGATTTCGCTGATTTATCTTTTCAGAGTGTTACATTAACTGCTAGAGGTTGTTTGATATATAATACATCATTCAGTAATGCTGCGGTTGCAGTATTAAGTTTTACAACTGATAAGACAGCTACAGCAGGAACATTCACAATTCAATTCCCAGCATTTACAAGTTCAGCCGCTATTATTAGGATCTCTTAATAGGAGTTTTCTTACATGGCTAATTCAGCTTGGGGTGAATTAAGTTGGAGTGCAGGAACCTTTGGCGGATTAACTGATGCTAATATTCTAGTAACAGGTCAATCATTAACATCTGCTTTAAATTCTGTTTCTATTTCTATTGGTCCAAATGTTTCTTTAACTGGAGAACAGTTAAGTACATTTTTAAATTCTGTTTCTTTTTCAATTACAGGAAGTGTAGCTCTTACAACTAACTTAGCAAATTTAACTTTAAATAGTGTTGATGCTATTCCTATAACACTTGTTTCAGTAACAACACCAGGAACACCTACAACATGGGGATCAAGTAGTTGGGGAAGTGGTTCTTGGGGAGAAAATATTGGTCTTGAGTTATTTGAAGGAAATGTAACGATTGATATAATAAGTGCTGCAAATGTTACAGGGCAATTATTAAGCACATCTTTAAATTCAGTAACTGTTACAGCAGAAGCAAATATTTCTTTAACAGGAGAACAATTAACAACAACATTAAATTCAGTAACTGCTATCATAGCTGTTAACGTTTCTCTAACAGGAGAAAATCTAACAATTGTTGAAGGAGAGGTTGACCCGGCCCCAGATGCTAATGTAACAGGACAACAACTAACAACAGTATTAAATTCAGTTACTCCTTTAGCTAATGCTAATGTAGATTTAACAGGTCAAACTTTAACAACAGTTTTAAATTCAGTTAATATTACAATTATTACTGATGTTCAATTAACAGGTCAAAGTCTAACAACAATTTTAGGAATAGCAGAGGGAGTTGTAAGTATAGTTCCAGTAGGTCAACAATTAACAACAGTATTAAATTCAGTTACTCCTTTAGCTGATGCTAATGTAGATTTAACAGGTCAAACTTTAACAACGGTTTTAAATTCAGTTAGTATTACAATTACTACTGATGTTCAATTAATAGGTGAAAGTCTAACAACAACATTAAACTCTGTTTCAACTAAATCAGACGTTTCTATAAATTTAACTGGATTTGGCTTGACAGGGGCAACCGGACAATTGTATGTAACGGCTTGGGCTCCAGTTGATCCTGGTCAATTAATAAATTATACAGGTGTAAATACTGGTCAATCTGTAAATTGGACAGAAGTGGCTGCATAATATAGAGGTTGTATTAATTGACAAAAACTGATAAATATTTTAATAAGAACAAAATAAGGAATTAATAATGGCAACAATCTATTCTTCAGATCTTAAGCTATCCATAATGGCAACTGGCGAAAACGCTGGTACATGGGGCCAAATTACAAATACAAATTTATATCTATTACAACAAGCAATTGGTGGATACGAAGCAATTTCTATTGCTGGGGGAGCTCAAACAACAGCTCTTACAATGTCTAATGGTGCAATTTCTAATGCAAGAAATGCAGTTATAAAATTAACAGGAACAATTACAGGTAATCAAGTAGTAACTATTCCAACAGCAATTGAAAAAACATACGTTGTAGCTAATGGCACAGTAGGTGCTTTTACCGTTGAATTTAAACAAGCAGGTGGGACAGGTGTAACTTTTGCAGCTGCAGATAAATCTACAAAAATACTATTTGCAGATGGAACAAATATTGTGGAAACAGGAAATACTACTCCAATTATTACTCAAATTAATGATACTAATGTTAATGAACAAATTAAATTTACAACAACTGCAAGTGCAGTAAACGAATTTACAATTACAAATGCTGCAACAGCTAATGCCCCTGAAATTTCAGCAACAGGAGGAGATACTAATATTGATCTTAAAATCACTCCAAAAGGTTCTGGTAAAATAAATTTAGATGGAATTAAATTTCCAAATGCAGATGGATCTTCTGGACAATTTTTAAAAACAGATGGATCAGGTAGTTTAAGTTTTGCAGACTCTGGTCTTGCATGGCAATCAGTTGTTACAACAAGTACTATAACTGTTGTAGCAGGTAGAGCATATTTTATAAATACAACTTCAAATGGTTGTACAGTAACTTTACCTTCAGGAACACCGACTGCAGGGGCTCAAGTTCAATTAGTAGATTATGCAGGAACTTTTGATACCAATGCATGTGTAATTAATCCAAATGGAAATAAAATAGAAGGTGGAACAGGTAATGTACAATTAGGTGGTGAAAGAGAAGGAGTAATTTTAACTTTTATAGATGCAACACAAGGTTGGCTTGCAACATCAGGAATTAATGAAGGAACAGATGCTTTATCACCAACACCATATTCAGTAAATTTTTTAGTTATAGGAGGTGGAGGTGGTGGTGGTGCTCAGTTTGGAGGAGGAGGTGGTGCTGGAGGTTTTAGAAC